TTTATGGTGGTGGTATCTTAGGCTTCCCAGTTATGAGTGGCGAGAATACATCTCAATATTGTTACATTTGTAAAACAGTTTCTCACATGCAGTTTGATGTTGTAACTCGTCAGACTCAAATATCTGGCGGTTCGATAACTGCAACGAATGGTCAAATTTCTAAGTTTTGTCGCATTCGTCAGAAGCATACATATGGTTCCTTATCTGCCGTTCAGCCTTCACATGGTCTTGTTTTAAATGGCGAGGGAAATCTTTCGAACGAGGGAAGCACTCAGCATGACATTAGCATAAGTGGCCTTGTCTATGATGGTGACATGCTTCGTCTTGTCGGAAACGTAGATAACATTCGTGCTGTTGTTCACGCATCGATTAGCAACAATGGCAACACAATCAACATGGTTAATGGAGCAACCAAGCATCCTAGAAACAATGTGTTTGATTATGTTGCTGGTACAATTAACACGTCCACAAATAGCTTTGGCAATATTGTTTTGCATATGCCTAGTGAGGGCACACAGATTACTGGAACTGGTCAAATTCATTTGAATAGTCTTGTAGATTATTTAACTGGAGAACGGTTTGCTTCACCAGCATATGCTGTTCAAGATAATATTTTTGTACAACCTGCTGGAATGTTCTTAGCTGGCTCTGCCGCACAGGGTGCTTCTGCTTCACTGTGGTCCTCTGTTGCTTTTGTTGATGCTGCACTTAGCTCCGCAGCTTTTAATCTTGCTCCTGCCAATTGGCATCAAGGCGAGATTGCAAGCATGACTTTAATTTATTCTATGGCTGCAACGGGATCATCTCAAAATGTTGTATTTAAAATAAGGGCTTCTACAAAAGCAACACTTGGTATTCCAACGCCAGAGCTTAATCAAGATTTTACATTTGCAGTTCCAGACACCACGAACACAGAAGCAAAACAAGTCTGCACATTTTCTACTGCACTTGCTTTTGCCAAGGGCGATACAGTCTTGGTTAATATCCAAAGAGTTGGGACTGATGGCTCAGATACAGCAACAAGGGATGTAGACTTGTTAGGTGTTGTTGTAACTTATAACAGCTATGGCCCAACCAATCTGAAAACTGGCACTGATCTGCCTGTCTTTAAACCGTCAGCATAAGGAAATAACTATGACCATCAAACAAACTGGCGGCATTTTTGGTCGCAATGTTACCCTTAATGATGTGGAAGCAGAAACAGTAGAGGCCACTACTAAGGTCATCACTCCAATAATAACAAATGGTGTAACATCTGGAACATTAACTATTGGGGCTGGTGCTGCACAAAACACTGGTGCAAACATTTTAATGTATGGCGAGGGTCATGCACAAGTTAGTGACTTTTTATTTAGAGCTGGCACAACGCAACTTGTTAGAATGCAAGACAGTGGCGAAGTAAAGATCATTAACGGTAATGTTCGTTTTGATACGGCTGGTACTGGCATCGACTTCTCTGCCACCTCTGGAGCTGGCACAAGTGAACTGTTCGATGACTATGAAGAGGGAACTTGGTCGCCTGTTTTATCTACTGGAATGGTTTCTGGGCCAAGTGGATATACTACTCAACGAGGTAGTTACACAAAGGTTGGTAACTTAGTCAGTGCACAGCTTGAAATGGACGCCAATGGTGCTGTTGGTAGTGCTGCACTAATTACATTATCTGGTTTGCCTTTTACTTCATCAGCAAATTCTCTAGCACATGGTGGAGGTTTTTTTACCTATAGCAATAGCTTTTCTACAGGAAGCAATGTGAACATTCACATTCCGGCATCTGATACAAAGATTGCATTTTACAGAAGCAATGGAAATCAAGTTTTAGGAATTGATAGTGATGTAAACATTAACAACCTAGTAATGATAACAGTTGTTTATGTAGCAGCATAATAACCCACTGCGTAGCTTTGGGTCGGACAGTCCAACCATCAAAGGAGAAAAACGATGGCACTAACAGAACAAGCAGTAAACGACAAAATCGAAGTCGTAAACAACGGCACCTTTTCAGTCGTACAAGTTCGTACAGCAAACATCATCAGGCGTGATGGTGTAGAGATTAGCCGTACATTCCACCGTCATGTGGTAATGCCTGATGCTGATCTTTCAGCAGAGGATGCTGATGTATCTGCTATCTGTACACCAGTATTTACTGATGCGGCAAAGGCTGCTTATGCTGCACATCTGGCTGCTCAAGCAGAGGGAGAGTAATCATGGTTGCTGTAACAGAAACACTAAGCTCTAACACAAGCACTGCCTCTATGCAGGTAGTTGGTCACTTCAACCTTTCCATCTCAGGTACATGGTCAGCCACAGTTACTGTACAACGTAGCTGGGATAACACCAACTGGTTCGATACAGATACCTTCACATCTAACTACGAGGGTGTAGGGTTTGATGCGGAAGAGGTTTACTACCGAGCAACTGTATCTGGGTATGCTTCAGGTTCTGTTGTTATCCGTATCTCAGACAACCGTGACTTTGGTTCTAAAGATGTCTTTGTACAATAGTAGGTGTAGTCATGAGATCAATTAACGAAATCTTCATACACTGTAGTGCAACCAAAGCTAACTGGATGGAGAGTTCTACCTGTGACCAAAAGACTGCTGAGATACGTAGGTGGCATACGGAAGAAAGAGGATGGTCAGATATTGGCTATCACTTTGTAATTGACCGTAGTGGGGATGTCTGTGCAGGTAGACCTGTAAATATTGCAGGTGCTCATGCTAAGGACCACAACAGAAACTCTGTAGGTATTTGTCTTGTAGGTGGTTTTGGCTCTGATGCTTCTGATGAGTTTGACGATAACTTTACAGACAACCAAAGAAAAGCATTGTGTAAACTGCTAGACAGCTTGACAAACGATCACTCAGGTGCTAAAATACGTGGACACAATGAAGTATCTGCTAAAGCATGTCCGGGTTTCAGTGTACCTAAGTTTTTAAAAGACAACCTAAATGCTTCTCCGAAACAATCTAAACTTAAAAGCAGGATAAGATCAGCTGTTAAGAATTGGGGTATCAGTCCTAGATGAGTGTAACCCTAGATCAAATTAGGCTTGCAGCTGAGAATGATCTGACTACGTTTATTAAACTTGTCTCACCAGAGCAAGTGTTAGGTCAGTGTCACGAGGATGTTTGTAGTTGGTGGACTAGGGGAGGTTCTAAGTCCCACCAATTACTACTCTTCCCCCGTGACCACGGTAAGTCTAGGTTGGTTGCTTTTAGGGTTGCTTGGGAACTAACTAAAGACCCTACCCTTCGTATCCTTTACATCTCAGCCACAGCAAACTTAGCTGAGAAACAACTAGGGTTTATTAAGGGTATCCTGACCTCAGATACTTATAGCCGTTACTGGCCTGAGCATGTTAATAAGGACGAAGGTAAACGAGTAAGGTGGACAACATCAGAGATTATGTTGGATCACCCTCTACGTAAGAAAGAGAATGTTCGTGATCCTTCTATCTTTACTGGTGGTCTTACTACTTCTCTCACAGGGATGCACTGTGACATTGCAGTTTTAGATGACGTTGTTGTCTACGAGAATGCCTACACAGGTGAGGGACGTAACAAAGTTAAAAGCCAGTATTCCTTGTTGTCCTCTATCGAAGGGGCTAATGCAAAGGAATGGATTGTAGGTACTCGTTACCATCCATCTGATTTGTACAACGATCTAATGCAGATGACTGAAGATCAGTACGATGAAGACGGTAACAAAGTAGCTGAAGAACAAATCTACGAGGTCATGGAGAGGGCTGTAGAGGACCGAGGGGATGGTGTAGGAGAGTTCCTGTGGCCTCAACAACAACGTAAAGACGGTAAGTACTTTGGTTTCAATCGTCAGATTCTAGCTAAGAAACGAGGACAGTACCTAGATAAGTCTCAGTTCCGAGCACAGTACTACAACGATCCTACTGATCCTGACAACGTACCAATTGAGAGTAATAGATTTCAGTACTACGAACGTAAACACCTTAAACAAGATAATGGGTTCTGGTTCTACAAAGATGCTAAGTTAAATGTATTTGCTGCTGTTGACTTTGCATTTAGTTTATCTAAGAAGGCTGACTATACAGCTATTGTAGTTGTAGGTGTTGACTCAGACAATAACATATTTGTACTAGACATTGATCGTTTCCGTACAGACCGTATCACAGAATACTTCGAACACATACTACAGCTATCTACTAAGTGGTCTTTCCGTAAGATGAGGGCAGAGGTTACAGTAGCTCAACAGGCAATCGTTAAGCAGCTGAAAGAACTTGTTAAGCAACACGGGTTAGCTATCAGCATTGATGAGTTTAGACCTAACAAACATCAGGGTAACAAAGAAGAACGTATAGCTGCTACCCTTGAGCCTCGTTACGATAACATGCAGATTTGGCACTATCGTGGTGGTAATACACAGACATTAGAAGAAGAACTACAATCGAGAAACCCACCACACGACGATATTAAGGATGCCCTTGCTTCAGCAGTAGATATAGCTGTC